ATCTCCAATTGGTGCTTGCCGTATGTCAGTTGGTATTTCTATGGCTTCTGATACATATGCTTCTTCATATTTTGGTAATGCCGCAAATCCTGCAGGTGTTATTGAAGTAGCAGGAGAATTAACAGATGAGCAGGCTGCAGATATCAAGCGTCAATGGAATCAAAATCATGGTGGTCCATATATGTCTGGATCAACAGCAGTTCTTTCAGGTGGAGCAGCATTTAAGCCTCTATCACTAAACGCTGCAGACGCACAATTAATTGAAAGCAGAAAATTCAATGTGGAAGATATCGCAAGAATTTTTAGAGTCCCTCTAAGTCTCTTGGGTCATCCAGTAAATGGTGCTATGTCTTATGCATCTGTTGAAGCACAGAACCTTTCTTTCGTACAACATTCTCTACGCCCATTATTAGAGCGTTTAGAACAAGCACTATCTCCATTGCTTCCTGAAGCAGATGGATTTATTAGATTTAATTTAGATGCCCTTCTTCGTGGTACCACAATTGAAAGATTTGATGCCTACACAAAGGGTCTAAGAGAAGGCTTCTTAAGCCTAAATGATGTTCGTTCATTTGAAGATCTATCTCCACTTGGAGAACCAGGAGATCAATATAGACTTCCTCTACAGAATATTGATGCAGCCCAAGCACCACTTGTTGGTGATAAGATGAAGGCTGAGATTGCTTCTATTCTTGTTCAGGCTGGATATAACCCAGATGATGTTGCCAAGACTTTGGGCATGGAAGAAATTGGACACACTGGACTACCTTCTGCACAGTTGCAGCAGGTTGCTCTTATTGATCCAACAGATCCTGAGTCAGTCTATGGAGTTAAAGAATAATGCCATACGGAATATCCTCTAATCAAAGCGATTGTGAAAATTGGGCGGTAGTTAAAGAAGAGTCTGATGGCTCATATACTACCCTTAAATGCCATGATAATAAACAAGATGCTATTGATCAGATGGTAGCAATTTCTATATCAGAAGACATGGAACCACTTGGAGAAGTTAGACAAGTAGGAAATGTTCCTTCATTTATTAGAAAGAATGCTCAAAGAGGATTAGATTATTTGGCAGAAGGCTTTGGTGGTGACGGTTTAACTGATGCTACTAAAAGAGAAGCAAGAGAAATGGCAGCAGGTCGTATTTCTGAAAATAAAGTCAGAAAGATGGCACCTTGGTTCGCCAGACATAAAGCAGATGGACAAGCACCTAAGAATAGTAATCCTTCAGACCCACAATATCCAGGTCCAGGATTAGTTGCTTGGTTACTATGGGGTGGCAATGCAAACTTTGATGATGCTGCTCAAAACTGGGCACAACGCCAAATAGATTCCTTAAATAATGAAGAAAGTAAGACAAGGAGCAAAATGAAAAAGACGGAACGCCGTACCTTTACCGTCAAGGGCATTGAGGCGAGACAAGCAGACGACGGTAAACTGCGAATGGCTGGATATGCTGCGGTATTTAACGAAGCATCCTTGCCACTACCCTTCATTGAAAGAATAAGCCCTGGTGCATTTAGAAAGACTCTAAGTGAGACACCAGATGTTAGATTGTTAATCAATCATGAAGGCTTGCCATTAGCCAGAACAAAGAATGGCACAATGAAATTATATGAAGACGAAAGAGGTCTTTATTTTGAAGCAGAATTAGCAGATACCCAAGAAGCAAGAGATTTACATACTCTCGTTGCTCGTGGAGATGTTGATCAGATGAGTTTTGCATTTCGTGTCATCCGTCAGAAATGGAATGAAGACCGCACTGAAAGAACACTCACAGAGGTATCCTTGGCTGATGGAGATGTGTCTATCGTGACTTATCCTGCATATCCTGCAACTTCAGTAGAAGCCAGAGAGCGTCTAAAGAAGGCTATCTCTCAAATAAAAGAAGGCAGAGAAATAACTGGAGACTCTCTATTAGTATTAGAAAGCATATTCGGAGATCTAACAGAAGGTCATGAATATGTCATGAAGGCTGTAGAAGTTATGTCTGCTCTACTTGGAAATGGCGAAATGGAAGAAGATAGCATGGAGCCATATGAAGATGTAGAAGATGATGAATTAGAAATGGACAGTCGTGCTGCCGTTGGAGATTATGTCTCCTGGGATTCATCTGGTGGTACAGCAAGAGGTCGTATTGAACACATTATGAGAGAAGGCGTACTTGGAGTACCAGATTCTAACTTTAGCGTAAAGGCAGAAGAAGGAGATCCAGCAGTTCTTATTCGTGTATACGAAGAATATAAGGGTGGATGGAGAGAAACAGAAACTCTTGTAGGACACAAAATGTCTGAATTAAGATTTATTGATCCACTTCCAAAGCCAACTGAGGAAGCAAATATCATTCAATTAATTACAGATACACCTGGAGAAGGCTCTAAGGTAATTGGAGAAATTCCATCAACTCAATTAAATGTACCAATTAGAGGAATGTCTCTAAGATTGGCACAGGCAAAGAGAAACAATATATAATTCCTATTAGAAATGATAGGCGAAGTCGGAGCAGGATTCACACCCTTTTAAGCGTCGTGAAAATCCATTGCCACCACCTCAAACTCAAATAACTCACATAAGGAGAACAAACAATGTCTTATTTAGACAAATTGATTGAACGCCGTGATGCAGTTAAGGTAGAAATGGATGCAATTCTTGAAGCAGTTGCTGCAGAGAATCGTACAGACCTTACAAATGATGAATCAGCAAAGGTAGATGCCCTTGTTGAAGAATCACGCTCACTTGATTCAAAGATTGAAAAGTTCAAGGCACAAGCAGATGCTGATGCTAAGGTTGCAGAAGTTCGTGCAGCAGTAGCAGATGTTGCTATGCCAAAGACAACCGCTACAACAAAGATTGTAAGCGAACCACGCACATATACACCAGATTCTGGTAATTCATTCATTGCTGACGCATTCAATGCTCAGTATCGTAATGACTACTCTGCACAAGATCGTCTTGCTCGCCATGCTCGTGAAAACGAAGTTGAGCGTCGTGATGTTGCAACAGGTAACTTCGCAGGTCTTGTAATTCCACAATACCTCGTTGATCTTGCAGCACCATTTGCTCGTGCAGGTCGTCCAACTGCTGATTTCGCAACCAACAAGCATGTGTTGCCAAATGCAGGTATGACTCTAAACATCTCTCGCATGACTACAGGCACAAGCACTGCAGTTCAGGCTTCTGAGAACTCAAATGTTTCTGAGACAGACAGCGATGATACACTCTTGACTATTGATGTGCGTACAATCGCAGGTCAGCAAGATCTATCAAAGCAGGTCATTGAGCGTGGAACTGGCGTAGATGCATTCGTCGTCCAGGACCTCATTCGTTCATGGCACACCACTCTTGATAACCAGATCCTCAATGGTTCTGGAGCATCAGGACAAATTCGTGGTCTTCGCAACACCTCTGGCGTAAACTCAGTTACCTATACTGATGCTACACCTTCAGTTGAAGATCTATATCCAAAGTTGGCTGATGCATATCAGAAGATCCAAACTGGCGTATTTATGAATCCTACACACTGGATCATGCACCCACGCCGCTTGGCATTCTTGCTTGCAGCAGTTGACCAATCAAAGCGTCCACTTGTTGTTCCTACAGCAAATGGTCCAATGAATGCTATCTCAACAGGAGCAGGCTCAGTTTCCTATGGTAACTCAGGCTACTCATTGATGGGTCTTCCAATCATCGCTGATGCTAATGTCATCACAGATGGTGGAGCAGGAACAAACGAAGATGAAATCTATTGCGTAACAGCACCAGAACTACATCTTTGGGAGCAGCCAGGATCTCCATTTGCATTGACATTTGATGCAACTGGTGCTGGTTCACTCACAGTTAAGTCAGTTGTTTACGGATACTCAGCATTCTCTGCTGGTCGTTATCCTGCAGCCGCTTCTATCATTAGCGGAACTGGCTTAGTTGCACCATCATTCTAAGTTAGATTTGCATAGAGCACAGGGCCTCCCGCACTCTATTGCAATACTTAGAGTAATCTAAGGAAGGAGCAGGCTAATAGGCTACCCCGACTTGTTAGCCTGTTCCTTTTAAACGAGGGAACATGAAAAAACTTAAAAAGATTTTTAGAATTAAAAAAGAAACAGCAACAGCACTACCTAAAGTAGAAAAAGCCATGTTGCCTAAATTGGAGAAGAGGAGCAAATGAGTCAATCCAGTACAGTTTATACGACTTTGGCAGATGTTAAAAATGCCTTGCAGATTGAAGATACACTTGACGATACTGCTATTCAGGCTGCCATTTTGACTGCCAGCCGTCAGATTGATGAATATTGCCAAAGATTTTTTTATCAAGAGGGTACTCAAGCAATGCCTTCTGTAAGATACTATACAGCATATAGCCCTTGGTATGTAGAAACAGATGACATTGTTCAAATAACAGAATTAGCATGTGATCCAGATTTTGATCAGTCATATGCACAGATTTGGGAAGTAACAAATCCACCATTAGATGTTATGTATGAGCCAGTAAATAACCCTAAAAAGGGATGGCCTTACACAAGAATATTAGCAATAGGCTCATATGTATTTCCTTACTTCTTCCCACAAACAGTCAGGGTATCAGGAATATTTGGGTTCCCAGAAGTCCCATATGAAGTAGAATTAGCCTGCAAGATTCAGGCATCAAGATTATTTGTTAGAAAGCAATCACCATTTGGTATTGCTGGATCTGTAGAATTGGGTACAGTTAGATTAAATTCAAGACTTGATCCAGATGTAGAAATGTTACTAAAGACATTTAGAAGAAATAAAGGATTGGCTTACTAATGATTAAAATCAGTAAAGTAAGAGATGCTATTGGAAAGAATATAGAATCAATATCAGGTATTCGTATTTATGATCAAATACCAGATGTAGTTGTTCCTCCATGTGCTGTAGTGGGTCAATTAGATTTCACATTTGATGTTAACAATGCTCGTGGTTTAGACCAAGCATCTGTTGATGTTTATGTGATTGTTCAGAGAATATCTGAAAGAGCAGGTCAAGATAAACTTGATGAACTCTTAGGTGGAACTGGCAATAAGTCAATTAAGACTGCCATAGAATCTGATAGAACATTAGGTGGACTTGTAGATACCCTGAGAGTTATAAGTGCTGAAAGCGGTACTTATCAAACTGGAGATCAGACATTCTTATCATATCGTTACAACCTCGCAGTGTGGGGTTAAGGAGAAAACAATGGAATATATAGTTGCCTCACCTACAAAGGTATTAGATAAATCATTTGGTGAGAAATTGACAGAAGAAGAATTACTTGAGGCAGGAGCAAACATTGATGCGCTTCTTGCTTCAGGCAATATAGCAACAAATGCACCACAAGCAAGACCACAGGTAGCAAAGGAAGAACCTAAAGCACCTGTTTTTAATACAGAATATAAAGAACAAGGAGATAAATAACAATGGCTCGTTTAGTACTTACAGACGCAGTTGTTACACTAAATGCAACTGATATATCTGAATATGTCACAAGCGTCACATTAAATACACCAGAAGATGTTGTTGAGACTACATCATTCGGCCCAGTAGGAGCAAGAACTCGTACTTCTGGTCTTAAGGATCACTCAATTACTCTTGAACTAAATAATGACTTTGCTTCAGGAGCACTTGAGGCGGTTATACAAGGAATCGGAATTGGAGAATTGGCTTCTCTTACTGTAAAGCCTACTTCAGCCGCAACCTCACCAACAAATCCAATCTACAAAGCAGATGGAACAGGAACTGGCGCTTCAAAGGCTGGTCAGGTTCTAATCTCTGAGTGGACACCAATCAATGGTGCAGTTGGAGAACTCGCTACTGTATCCGTTACATGGCCAGTTTCAGGTCAAATCGTAAGAGCAACTGCATAGTAAATTATGGCAATCATAGTTTTAAGTGATGTTCAGGTACTAATTGGACCAAGTTCTGGAACTGTGGTAGACTTAAGTGACCATGTTTCATCAGTTCAGTTGTCTACAGTGCATGACCTTTTTGAAACTACGGTTATTGGAGATGTGTCAAAACGACAACTTGCTGGACTTGCAAATAACAGCGTAAGTTTTGATTTTCTTCAAGATTTTGCCAACAATTCAGTAGAAGATACAATTGCTCCACTTGTAGGAGGACTTGCTTATTGCAAAATAAAGCCAAAAGGCAGTCTTGTTACAAGCGTTTCAAATCCAAGATACGAATTTGAAATAACTATCTCAGAGTGGTCCTCGTTAAATGGTGGTGTTGGTGAATTATCAACAGCACGAGTAACTTGGCCCATTTATGGAGACATAAATAAATTTACATCATAACCTATGAAGGGGTAAAATAAAATGGATGGACTATTCATAAAAATCAAAACAACAGATGGAGAAGAAGGCGTATATACTATTCGTCCGAAAACTATCGTTGCTTTTGAGCAGAAATTCGGCAAAGGCTTTGCTAAACTTCTAACAGAAGATCAAAAGTTAGAACATATCTATTATCTTGCACATGGTGCGTTAAAAGATGCTGGTAAGGTTGTAAAGCCTTTCGGAGAATCGTTTCTTGACACACTTGAAGCAGTGGAGTTAGCAAGCGACCCAAATTCAGAATCCACAGAGACAGCCTAACCTATACGGTAGCCATGGTTTCTGTGGAGACTGGAATATCTCCCAACGATTTGCTTGAAGCACCGTCAGGTATACTTGAAGCAATTGTTATTTATCTAAAAGAAAAAGCAAAGGAAGCGAGCAGGAAATGAGCCAAGATGTGATAGTGTTGACTGGAGTTAAAGAGACACTAAGCGCATTGAAGCAATTTGACAAAGATGCAGTTAAAGAATTTAATAAAGTTATTAATTCTGAATTGCGTGATGCTAAAAAAGATGCACAAGGATTTGTCTCTGCTAAACCACCACTTAGTGGATGGAATACTCAACCTGCTCGCAACCCTCGTTCTCGTGGAGGTGCTGGATGGCCTGCTTGGGATCAAAGTATTATTAGATCTGGAATTACTTCCTCAAAGGCTGAAGGAAAAGTAAACAGGGCACAAGGATATACAACTTCTGCTGGTGCATTGAGAAATAAGTCAGCAGCAGGTGCTATCTATGAATTAGCAGGCAGAAAAGCAAGAGGCACTGGAACATTTATTAGTAATCTTGAGAATAAAGAAGGAAATGCCTCTCGTTTAATTTGGAAGTCTGTGGATAAGAATAAAGATAGAATTATAAGAAATGTCTTTAATGCATTAGAAGATGCTAAGAGGGCTTTACAAAGAAATTTAAGTATGAGGAGGACTTCATAACATGGCTACAGGTGCTGTAATTGCACGAATTGTCTCTCAATACTCAGATAAAGGTAGTAAGGCTGCACAAAAAGACATAGCAAAACTTACCAGAGAATTTGATAAATTTGGTAAGAGGGCTTTAAAGTCCGTTGGTTTGGCTGCTGCCGCAACTGCTGGATTTGCAATAAAACTTGGAAAAGATGCTGTACAAGCAGCCATGGAAGATCAAAAGGCCCAAGCATCCTTAGCAATGGCTCTTAGAAATACAACTGGAGCAACAAAAGAAGCAATTGATGCAAACTCAAGATTTTTAGATAGCCTTGAACTGCAGGTAGCAATTGATAATAATGAATTAATTCCTGCTCTGCAGACATTAGTACAAGGAACAAGAAATCTTAGCAAATCACAGCAATTGCTTGCCTTGGCAACAGATGTTTCGGCGGCATCAGGAAAAGACTTAGGCACAGTCGCAGTAGCATTATCAAGAGCATA